TTAAAAAAGTTTTCTGCTTTGTGTCTAGGAATATCTTTAACGTCCATTTATATAATAATAATATATTATTTCTAAATATTAATTACGCATTTTTATATGCGTTTTCCACGATCATTAATTGTTCTGGCGATTTTCTGTAGTGTTTATTTAATGCTTCTAAAATGTCTCCGTCGTGAAAATGGTAACGCTGTTTGCTTAAACCAGTTCGCAATTGAAGTAAATCGATTAATGCTTCAAATGTTTCATCAGAACCATTGGACATGTCACGTAATGTTCGTTCAATACGATCAGAAACATTTGGAATTTTTTTATCGACAATTGGTTGATGTTGTTTTTTATTTTGAACTTCTTTAGCATAAGTATCTAAACCACCGCGATAATCAAGAGGGGTAATTAAACTTAAATTATTAATATCGTGTCTTCCTGTGCCTGTTGATTTAATATGTGAAATACCACGCAATGGTTTTATACCATGAAAGATTGTCTTGTCGAGAGAAATTGTGTGAAGTGAATGTGCTACGTTGATTGGTGGTCTGCGGAGCTCTGTGTGTTTCATTAATTGCATTTTATCGGATAAAATTCCCTTGCGCATCATTATATATATATATTTTTATTTTATTTCATCTTTTTTATTTAATTCATCAACTAAAATAAACTTATTGAAATTAACTCTAAACATGCTAGGATGATTTGGTTTCTTATGTAGATCAATGAAGAGAAATGGGTGATCTCCTCCTGTTTCAATAGCGTAATCATAAACTTGAATAAATTTGTCTTTGCTAATCTCTCCACCACAAGAATCAGCAATGTCATCTAATTCTTTATTATCTTTGGTCTTGAATACAATTAATTGTGTGCATTGATTTCTAATAACTCTATTTAAACCCCCAGTTTGACATTTAAAACTTTGAATTAAAAAAAATAAACTAACACCTATACTTCCACCTTCTTGAAGTTGTCCTAAATGTCTACTATATGTTGAAAGAGCGTTAATTTTTCTTGGACGACTATAAATTAATGAACCCAACATATCATCAAATATAACAGCTATGCGAGGTTTGCGTCCATCCCATCTATGCTTCGGTTTTATAAAATCATTTAGTCCATAAGTATTAGTATCAAAAAATTTTAATAACATATTATCATCTAGCGATTTGCCATTTTTTATATCATTCATTAATTTATTATATTCTCTCATTTCGTGCCTATATCTCTCAAGGTCTCGTGCTTCTTCATTTACAATTTCCTTTATTTTATCAACACAAGTTAAATCATCAGGATCTTCAAAGGTATGTTCAATATTTAATCTGCTCATTAATTCTTTATTTGAATTCATAGTAGGACTTACAGCAATAGTATAATCATAACCCATTTTCTCAATTAAATTAATAGCAGCAACCGATTTGCCTGCGGCACGCTTTCCTACTATAACAGTTACGCAATGCATCTTTGGCATGTCTGGTGCTGTTTCATATGCGCCGCTTGTTTCTTTGGGAGGGACAATTTGTAAGCCTTTTACACTTTGAGTAACTAGCATTATATATATTAATAATATTTTCTATAATTCGTAAATCCTTGATTAATAAAGTCGTCCATAGTATTAGGTAATGGAAAAGTTGGTAATTGACGTTGTTGTTGTTGTAAGGGAATATGTTCTCGTTGTCCTCGAACGGGTGAAGTTGGTGGTGGGGGTGTTGCTGCTGGCACTATTTTCGCTTTGCTATCATTTTTACTTTTTCGTTTTACAAATATTACGTGTTCGTGTGGATGAAACTCATCTTCGTCGTCACTGGATTGTTCTATTACTATCTTTGTTTTTAATGGTTTTTTGCTTTTAACTTTTTTAATAGGTGTTGGTGCTGGTTCCTCATCATCAAATTCATCATTGCGCGTATATGCTGGTTGTCTAACTAACATTGGCGGTTGCACATCGACACGAGGACTATATTCAGGCACATATTCTTGCGTAACTGGGTTATCAACTAATTCCGCTTTAATTATTTTATTTTCAATTTCTTTGGGTGGTGTTGGATTAAATGATGGTTCTTTTTTTGCGACACTTAAAGATTTTTTGACTGCTTCTTGCGTTTGGCGTTCATTTTCTAGTTTCTCTTCGAGTGCTGCCTCCGCTAGTTCTTTTTGCTCGGCTTTAATGGCTGCTCCTGCTTGGCGGATTTCTAAAGCCTTCCGGCGCGCGCGTGCTAATTGCTCTAGTTTTTCCGGTGTCATTACTCGTTTTTCCTTTTTCTCCTTCTTCGCTTCGGGCTCGCTCATTTATTATAACTACAGAAAATAATTTTTGTGAAAATTTGTGAAAGTTTCTATAAATTAAATCTTTTTTTAAAATCCGCAATTGAGGCGGAAAGTGTCGTCTTATTCCAATTAATCCATCTTGCTAAACTGCCAGCACTTAAGGGGTCATTAAAATTCTCATTTACTTTATGCCTCGCTACATACGCTAATCGCTTCTTCTCGTCACCATGATCTAAAAATGTCTTGCTTCCTTTATAACCAAAATGTACTTTCTTTCTTTCGGTGTCACAGCATTTAGTTTCCCCTTTACACATGCAAAAAGTGGCTACGTATTTTTTGGTTGCTTTGTCGCTTGGTTTGATTGATAGTAGTTTCATTTATATATATATGAGAAAATAAGTTGCGTAATTTGGACAGTGATTGGGGGGGGGGCATTCTTCTCTTCTACTTTGTTTTTTTCACTTTACTCCGTTTTTATTTTATAATTTTTTATTCTACTTTATATATTTTTTTTTTTATTTTTTTATAAAGAAAATCAAAGTAGAATGGTAGAATGTAGAATGTTATAAGAATATAAAAACCCCCCACTCCCGCCACCAAAAATCCACCTCATTCATCATCATCACTATCAAAAATTACTTCAAGATCTTTATCAACAAATTGAGGCTTCAATAAATCAAAATTTAAAGTCCATACATTTTGTTTTCTTCCTTCAATCCATTTAGGACCATTACTTAATCCATTACGTTTTTTCATTGATAATTGCGCACCAAAACAATTTTTAGTCTTAGTCCAATGAATATGATTTCGTTTGCAAAAATCCAAATAACTCTCATACAAAGTATTTGATGTAATATGTCTAATTCCAGTTCCAATATAAACCGTTTCTTCTAAAAATTCCAAAATAGGATCTCTTTGCGTTTCTTTAAGCATCTCATCATATTCTCCTTTTGGTATATCACTTTCAACAATAACTGGTTTAGTAGGATAAACCATAAAATAATCATAAATCGCTTTAGCAACTCCTAAATCTTTAGCATAACTATTGCCCTCAATAAAATATGCCACATTATTAATTTTATCATCACTCATTCTAAATGTTAAATCTCTCCTTTTTAATTTATGGTTAGGGTCAGGATTATTACTAAACGACATAAAACGGTGATATGACTTCATTGTGTATGAGGTTTTTCCTTTTGGTCTAATATTAATTGTAGGCTCAGTAATGAGTGCTTTCATTTTATTATTAGCATGAAAGGTTCCGCTTTTGTCTGCTTCATTTAAAATGACTAAAACCGCCTTTTTCATCATATCATTAAATTTACCAAAAATATCTTCTTGTGGATCAGTACATTCCCAGCATCTATGAGGTCCGCCCATAAGCGTCTCAAAGAATTTAACAAAAGTTCCCTTGCCCGACCCTTCCAATCCAATGAAGATTAAATGGATGCTTTTGTTTTCTGGATACCGCAACATTTGAGCAATCCACATCTTGACAAAATCAGCGTGTATTTTATTGTAGTCCACCATAACATCAATATGATTTAAAAACCACTCTAATCCTTTTTTAGTTTTATCATTAATAACAGGAGACATAAGTTGAACAGGATATTTTTCCCACATATTATAGACCCAAGGAGGACACAATTCCTCTTTTGGAAAACTGTCATATTTATCATATTTTCTTTTATATGCGTCTTTACACCACGTATTTATGAAACTTGTAGATTTGCCTTCATCATTAATAAAGGTCAATTCTTCGTGTAGCACTTTGAAAGCGTGATCACTATAAATATTAAAATCATTATGTTTATCACAGATAAACTCGTGTCCAACCTTACAATTAACAAGTTCAAATTCCTTTTTAACTTCATTATAAAAGTCTCGCTTTTTAGGTGTAAAATCTTCAGGCATAGTAAAATCGTAAGTTGGTTCTTTGATTGCTAATTTTATCATTTTAAATGATGTTTTTTCCTTAATGCGTTTTTCCATATCATCTAAAATTGATTTGTCAATTTCACCATAAACCATTAGACCATCAAAAAATAAACTATGTATTTTTATTTGGTTTTGCTCACAATAAGTTCTCATAACTTTTAAAATATTTTCTTCATTAATACATAATATATGGTTAATAAATGATCCTTCAAAATTACCTTCATTTTTAGCATAATCCTTAACATAAGCATAAGTATCTTTATCTAAAAATTTAGCGTGTAATAATGCCATTTCTTTATCATAATTTTTTAGAAAAGCATTATTAGTATGTACCCTTTTATTTGAGTTAGTAGATTTTAATACTTTTTTTTTAGCTTCTTCTCTGTCTAAACTATCATCTTCCATAATTTTTTTTAAGCAATCATCACGTTTATCAACATACAACGTTAAGTTAGGACACTCAAAATTATTTAATATGCATAATTCTAATAAAATAACAGGATGACAATTAGCAATATCAATATCAGTCGTTATTTTTTCGGTTAGAAAACTTTTGATTTGTCTTTTCACAGTTTGTAAGCTATTAATACCATATAAACGACCATTGATGCGTGAGCCGTGATATTTGTAAGATGTTTGCTCATCTGGTTTCTTAATTTTATGAGTTAAATATTTGACAATTTTATCAAACTCTTTTTTAGCGTCTGTTTTTTTTACATCATAAATGGTCATAAAATTTTCAAGTGTGTAAGTTTCCAACAACCATTGCGCTCTTGTTATATGTATATTTTCTCTATAAGCTTCGACAGACATTTTTATATATTATATAAATATAATAAATTCCTTCTAAATCTAATTTATTTAATTAATTAATAAAATTGATTAAATAAAATAATATAAAGTTATTATATTAATTTAATTAATTATTAATTCTTTCTATATTGTCTCATATAGTTTCTATGATATTCTCTTTTTTTTTCTTTATTATCTTCATAATATTTTTTATAATATTCCGCTTTATGTTCTTTATGATTTAAAGCATAATTTTTACTATGTTCTATAAGTTTTTCTTTATTATCTTGATAATATTCTTTTTCAGTTCTTCCGGCAATACATTTATTAACACATTCGTTATTTCTTATATATTCACCTTCCTTTCTTCTTAATTGTTCTTTATTATTACAAGGATATTCTTCTATTAATTCCATTTTATAATCTTCACATTCTAAAATTTTAAATGCTGTTATATAATGATAATTGTTATTTTTAAATTTATTATAATGGTTTTTATGGTCTCCTAATCTTTGACATAATAATTGAGATGTTGAACCATAATAAACTAAATTTTGTAATGGAGACCATAATTTATAAATCTTTCCTTTTTGATAATTAGGCATATTTATAAGATATTAAGGTTTTATTTTTTTAAGTTAATTTTTATTAATTAACATTAATAGGTTCGCTTTCAATATCATAACTTTCTAGTATAGTATTAATATCTGTTCCTCTATTATAACTAATTTGTTTAAGCATATTTACATCTGTGCGGTAATGATTGACCACAATTTTAAAGTACATTGTTTCCCCTAAACCTTTATATGTCATTCTTTTAATGTGATAAGCAATGGTTTCTAAATTACTAAAGAATACAACTGGTGTATTTTTTTTTTCATAATTAACTAATATTTTCATTACCTTAATAAATTTAGGATCTGTAATTTTAATAATTTTTTGTCCATATCCTGTAATCTCTCCGTCTGGTTTTACAATCTTAGCAGTTTTATAAACATTTCTAATATAATGGGCGGTTTTAGATTTGCTACTAAACCATAAATAATTTTTAGATTCGTCTTTCGTATCTCGTTTATATTGAACAAAATTAAAATTTAAATCAGCATTT